TTGTTCGGATATTTTATGTCCGTCTCTGTATTGAAGTGCCCATTTTTTAGGGCAGCTTCTATACATTGACATTTGGGAAAAAGAAATTGCCTTTTCGTACCCGTAATTTACTTCGCGTTCAGACTTTTTTCTTATTTCTCTTATTAGAGGTAAAACCTTTTTCTTTTTAGCCAAAATTATATTTTTAAGTCATCTCTAGAACCTCCATGAGTTCCCTCTGTTAATTTAACCGCAATGATATCTGATATATGTAATTCTGGGATTGCTTCTCTTAGTGAGACTGCTGTTCTATAATCAGCACTACTCCATTCATCCCAATAAGTATAATCTTGATATTTTGAATGAAAACACATAGATACACTACTTACCTGTCTGTGAACAAAAGGAAAACCATGTCTATAAGCTTTTACTCGTCTATCATCTGGGATTAGATCTCCATTTGGGTAGGTAAATCTAAATATATGAAAAGTATCTTCATCGTATTCATTTATTTCACTTACTACTTGATCTAATACATGGTTTCCATTTAATTGATCATCATCATCAACGTACATAACCCAGCCTGGTTGGATTGCTCGTTCAGCAATTTTCATATACCAATTATAAGGGGCGTGAATAGCATATTCTCTCCAAGTATGAGTGCCTGTCAAATGGTGTCTGATATTTCCTTCTTGCCATTCATATTTATCAGGTTCAACTTCTTTATGTTCAGTCATATACCTATTATTATCATGATCCTCATCATGATTTAAGGCTCTATAATCTAAAAATTCATGATTTGGTGTTAAATATCCTTCAGTTTTAACATTATGATTCCAACATACTTTTAATCCTGGAATTCTTGCTTTATGTGGGACTTTAACTAAAGTTAGATTATCATATTGTTGTAATTCCTCATACATTTCTGGGGTCTCATATGTTACAATATGATTTATATTTTTATAAGTTTGGTTATGAATCGAATCATAATTTAACTTGAAAAAATTAGGACGTGATGCCCTTGTAATAATATTAATTACAGGTTGGTCTTTTTTATTTTTAAATAATTTTTCTAACATAATTTATTTCCATTTATTTCTCATTACCAACATAGCAATGATTCCATAATTAGCAATATCTATAAAACTATCAATCATTGCTTCACCTTGAACGTAATTTTTACCTTGGCGTTTTAACATATTTTTTAGGCGATTGATTTTATCATTACAACGTAACCAAATACCTGTAAGGGAAAGATTTTTATCTTCTTTAGTAGATAAATCGGAACCTAAAGAAATGTTTGATAATCCATAATCTAACATTTTAGAAGCAAATAATTCGTATTGTTCTTTTTGAACTGCTTGAAATTCCTCGGCTAATTCAGGATATAATCTTTCAAAATCCCCTATTGTTGAACCTATAATTTCATCATAGCTTGCTTTACTTTCGACATATGATCCTTTTTTATATTCTACTTTAGGATCTTCTGTTGAATTAGAATACCAAAGGGTTTTATCATCTATACTTTTACCTGGCATGTTTTTATATTTTTGATTCTTTAATTAATTTTTTTATTTTTTTATCTTCAATACCCATCTCAAAAAGGATATCTTGTATTCCTGTTTTTTGGAGGATATCAATATAATGATTAGCTTCACGTAATCCACATTCAAAATAAGTAGCTACATATTCTTTAATATCTTTACTAACTTTTTTATTTTGGTTTTTAATATATTTTAAAAACATTTTTTTCTTAGGTAGCATAGTTTTGTATATAGTATAAATCTTTTCACTCTCAGTCATTGGTAACTTTTGAGCAATGTTTGCTATATCAATATACCCATAATACATGCTTACATATCTATGGACAATATAAGGACTAAATGAAGACTGTTCATCATCCGTAAATGAATCCCAGTCTCGTTTAGTGTAAGTAATCTCGTTAAGCCAATCAAAAAGATTCATTAAGCGTATTCTTCTCTTAATTCTTTTGGTAATGTATCTTGTAAAATATTTCCTGTTTCAGGGTCATAAAATACTGGGATTGGGATGAGTCCATCTTCATCTGCTCCTACTACGAAACGAGATACTTTACGGAGGATTACTCCTTGTTGCCAAATTTTACTCCCACTTGGAGTATCGACTGCTGTTGTTTTGCTCAAATCAATTTGAGGTTGTTGTGGTTGATTCATTTTTATTTATTATTTAATTATATCCATTTGTTTCTTTTAAAGTAGGCAAACATTCCTCCTATTGTAATAATTGTTAATCCTAAAAATACCCAGAATCCATTATCATCTGATATTAAAGGTACGTCATCAAAATTCATTCCCCAAAGTCCAGTATAAAATGATAAAGGAAGGAATATTGTAGACCATACTGTTAAAATATTAATTCTACGATTCATAAGATCATTATGTCTTTTTTCAATCATAGATTCTAATACTTCAAAAATTTGAATTAAATCAAGGTATTCTCCTTTTAATAATTCTCGCTTTAAATTGTAAAAATCATTGGTATCATAATCTTTATTTTCAAAGATTACAACTTCATAATACTCGAGTGCTTTTTTTAATTGTTCTTTTTCCATAAATCTAAAGTCCATAAAGATGATTCTATAAAATATAAAATACCAGTTAATATCATTCCATAATGAGTCCAAGTACCACTATGCCCTGTAGTAAAATCAGCATAAATTGAAGGTATGGCTGAACCCATAATTGATAAACTAAATAATAGTTTGGTATATTTGTGTTCTAGGAATTGTTTCATTTATATTCTTGTCTTAAGGTACAAATTGGATTCCAATAAACTTTATTATTAGGATGCCAATAATAATCTCCATCTGTTCTTTGGGTTTGAATATCATCAATATGAGGAATATCCATTGGGTGAGTGGATATACTACAAAAATTGTTTAATATTTTAAATGAATCCATAGCCACATGGATCCCATATTCATCACCCCTTGGGTTATTAAAAAATGAGTAAACACCATCTGGTTTGAGCATATTAACAATATTAGAATCAAATTTCATTTGGTCTTCAGCCCAAGTATCAAAGTAAATACCATCAAATTTAGGTAAATGGTATATTACTTCTTGCCAAGGTTTAAAAATAACTTTAACGTGAGGTTTTTTTAACCAACCATCTTCAATAATTTTTCTTTGAACATCAGGATGACCTTCAATAATCCAATGAGTCCTAGGTCTGTGTTCTTCAATATAGGTATCTATAATACCCATTCCAAAACCTACGTTAAGTACATCACCTCCGTTTCTACAAATGGTTTCGGCTCCTATTTTCATTAGTTCATCCTCCCATTCCATCATAACAGAATGACCATTACTATCTAACAAACGACCATCGTCTGTATATGTTAATTTTTCATTCCGATAGCTTTCGTTCATTTTAATTCAATTAATTTAGCTATAAGAGCCATTATGTTAATTTCTTTATCAATCCTAAAATTAGACTGATAGCTATACTCGTTGATGTAAATAGCAACCATTCCTTCGTTACCATCTGCGTATGTAGAAGCATTATCATAAAGATAACGATAAAGACCCTCAAAATCACTAATATTCGCATTTGCTATAATTTGTCTAATTGTTTTCCAATTTGGTTTAGAAGTAGATAATTCTTTTACTACTTGAGGCATATAATTAGAACTTACAATTACCGATTTATCAATTATTAATTTATTATCTTGAGTTGATAATTGTGCTGTGTTGAGCATTTTTCTCAAATCAGGATAAAATTGATTTACTAATACTTTAATATCATCAATTTCATATTCTACCTCTTCCTTTTCAATAATACTAGCAACATGCTTAGCAATATCTGCTTTAGATGGAGGGACAATCTTTAATACCTGACAACGAGATTGTAATGGGTCAATAATACGTTCTACAAAGTTACAAGTTAAAATAAAACGTGTAGTACGTGAATATGTTTCTATTACATTCCTAAGAGCAGCTTGACCTTGAATTGTGATAAAATCAGCCTCATCTAATATAACTACTTTAATCGATTTAAAGGACGCAGCACTAGCAAAACCTGATACTTTATCTCTGATAGTGTCGATACCACGTTCATCACTAGCGTTGATGTAAATATAATCACAATCCAAATTGTTAACAATAAGCTTAGCCAAAGTCGTTTTCCCAGTTCCAGCCGGTCCTGAGAAAATGAAATTTTGAATGTCATTTTGGTCAAGATATTGTTGGATTGTTTTTTTAATATTTTCATTACCGACATAACCATTTAAATCAGTACTTCTATATTTTTCAACCCATAAGGAATGTTGTTTAGACTTCATAATCTCCGTATATTGAATATTTCTTTGGTTTAGGTTCTTTAATCTCTACTTCTTCCGGGAATATAGCGAAGAGCTTACCCTTAGCCAAATCTAAACGAAAGGCTTTGGGTTTGTCTTCTGCTACTTGGAACCAGGATTCTAAAGCTTCTGTTATAGATTTTTGAACACCTTTAACACCTTCAACTTCCCAATGATCCCCTGGGGGTACTCTATCTGCTATTTTTAATAGCTTTTCCTTAATTTCTGTTTTCATTACATCATTCCTCCCATCATTCCTGCCATAGGATCAGCATCATCTTTACTATCAGGATTATCAACTACAACACATTCAGTTAATAAAATAGTTCCTGCTACAGATGCTGCATTTTCAAGGGCAGTACGAGTTACTTTTGACGGATCAATAATACCTGCCTCTTTCATATTAACCACAGATTCTGTTTTAATATTATAACCAATCCATGTATCATTACCTGAGTTAATTAGGTGTTCTTTAGCTAACATTTGGGCATCTACTGAAGTGTATCCGGCATTAGTAAGAATTTGTTCAAATGGTTTACCACAAGCTTGATATACAATTCTAGAACCAATACTATCTTGTGAAATTACTTCACGAGCATATAATAAAGCAGAACCACCTCCAGGTACAATACCTTCTTCAAGTGCTGCTTTTGTAGCATGTAAAGCATCATCTACACGATCTTTTTTCTCTTTCATTTCGGTTTCAGTTAATCCACCTACGTGTACTACTGCTACTCCTCCGACAAATTTCGCGAGTCTTTCTTGGAGTTTTTCTTGTTCGAAAGAGGATGTTGCTTTTTCAATTTGGTATTGTATTTCTTCAATACGTGTTTGTATTGATTCAGCTGATCCTTTTCCATCGACGATTGTTGTTTCATCTTTTGTTACTGTTACTGCACGTGCTTCTCCAAACCAATCCCAAGTGAATTTTTCGAGTTTCATACCTTTTTCAGTACTAAACACTTGCCCACCAGTTAGAACAGCCATGTCTTCTAAAATTAATTTTCTACGATCTCCAAAATCAGGAGCTTTTACAGCCGCTACTTTAATAGTACCTCTCATTTTATTAACAATAAGAGTTGCTAAGGCTTCACTATCAATATCTTCAGCTACAATCAAAAGTGATTTATTTTGATTAGAAACAGCTTCTAAAATTGGTAATAATTCTTTTACTTGAGTAATTTTCTTATCTGCTATCAATACAAGTGTATCCTCTAAATTACAAGTCATTGTATTATTATCAGTT